TGTCACTGTATTCTACATGATCAAACGTCAACAGATGCTTATCTGTATCTATGTCTACGTTTTTAGTACCAACCTGTACCAAAAAGTTAGTAGGCTCAAACGGGTCCATATGTATTTTGCCATTGCGTTTAGTAGTTGTGTTCTCAACATCTAAAACAATCCTCATTCTTTCCGGCAATCAGGGCAAGTTTCAGCATTAACACAGGGATTATCTGGGTCTGAAGGAAAATGTTCTACCTCATAAACTATTCCTGTATCGTCGCATGTAAAGCAAGTAGTGTGAGGCTCTTCTAAATTATTGTGTATCATTTGTATCTCCTTATGCTGTGTATTGTGCTATATCCCCTAGCAGTTGGCAAGTGATGCGACCATGAAAGCCACCCTTCAATTTGTTCTTAGCTATATTTATGTGACGTTCTTTGTCTTCCATTTCACTACCTTCGGTAATTCTGTTCTTACCTATAAGTATAATCAAGTCTGCTTCAGCAGCTTTTCCTGTCTTACTACCTTCTAACATAGACTGATCTGGGGTAGCTAAACCTTCAGCAGCAGCACTTAATTGTGACAGCCAGAAGACAGAACAGTTGTACTCTTTAGCTATGTTCCTAGCATGAATTGCTGCATCCCTAAGATAAACATCGGACTTGTCACTAGTCCTGGGAGCAAACTTATCTCCCATATCCAGTACCAGAATGTCCGGCTTAGTTGCCTTGACTACAGCCTCGACCCAACTTAAATCTTTACCTGTTGCGTCCTTGATATGTATGTTGTTACTAACTTTATTATACCGCAATGCCGCCTTCGCATAGTTATCCTTTATCTCATCCAAAGACATGGTTGTAGCGGCTGATAAGTAGCGTGACCCTACCCTATTCGCTGCTTCTTCATTACATAAAACAACACACTTAGCACCTTGATCTGCAAACCCATGTGGAGAAGCTATAATAGATGCGTGAAAGCTTGTCTTACCTGTGTTTGGTCTGGCCCCTACTATAACGAAGTGACCCCCACTGATGCCTTCGACATTGCGCCTCAGGGTGGGTATGTTAAACTTCCATTGCGTCTGAGTTTCGTTAGCTTTTAGTAATGTATCTATGCTCATGTCCTCAAACTCCACCTTTAAGTTAGGCGTAAAATCATCCTGATAATTCTCCACAATTTTACGCAATGGTTCTAAGCTATTTTGAGTTCCATTTACGTACTCAAAACCTATGTTAGCTACTTCCTCTCCTACTACCTGTTGAAACATTCTAGAGATTACTTCATTAGCTACATCATTATTTAATGCACTGCTGTTAGCAATCTTTATGAATATCTTTTGATACTGCTCTTTGTTAGAGGTAGTAAGGGTTTTGTTTGTAGCGTAGAACAATGCCTCCAAATCAGCTAACGATAGCCCCTGGTCATAGGTTTCCATTGCATAGTCTAGTACTTGTTTAACTCTCCTTACGTCCTTAGTAAATATTTTATCGGGACATCGTATCCCTTTATGTAGTGCGTGAAACTCTTTATTCAATAGAGTTTTTAATAATGATAATTCTGTCATGTTACCTTTCTTCTTCTGCCTAAAAATGCCCCTTGTCTATCCCAACCAATAAAACGCATAGGAAGTGGTCTAAGATACCAAATCATTTGTCGTGACTTACCGTTGTTCCAACACTCTTTAACTACTCCCCAACGTCCTATTTTGCATAGTCCTACACATGCCCCGTATGTTTTTGGTGGATCACGGATCGTATTACCCAACCAAGTTGTGTTGCTTACATTGTCATACATAGGCATCCCTTTTGGATAGTGCCTGGCAAGCACCCTTAAAAGTATTAACTAAATAAGGCTTAACGGATTGTGGGTTTTGATGCCCCGACACTTGCATAATACTAGCTATGTCTGCTCCCCCTTCTACCATCTGAGTAATAGCCGTTCTACGCAAATCCATTGCCCATAAGTCAGGACATAAAGATGCCTTCTTTTTTATGAGAGTTACAAAATAGCTAATCTCGTTTATAGTATATGGTTTTAGCTTCCCATCTTTAACCCTTGCTTTGGGTCTAGGGCATACGTATTCTTGACCCTCCCATCCTAAAGCCACCTTCTGTTCACGTAACATTTTTAGAAGGCGATCAGGTATAGGAAGATGAACCTCCGCACGTCTCTTGGACTGTACAAGGTCTAACCTAGCCGCATCGAAGTCAATGTTATCCCACGTTAATGTACGCATGTCTCCAATACGCTGTCCAAATTCGTAGGACATATGACATATTAAAGCTATACTACTATATTTGTATTTAGAGTACGCCACATCTAGAAACTTAATGACATCTTCTCTAGTCCATAAGACCCTGCGTGTAGCATCCTTTTGCCTGGTCAAACCAAGGGCAGGGTTTTTATGTAGTACTTCTTTTTGCAGGGCATACTTTATTACTACAGAAAGTGCGCTGTATCTAATATTAGCTGTCCTTGTCCCCACATGTAGCCACTGTTCATATGCGGATGATACATGTTTAAGTGATAGCCTGTGCAGTTTAATATCTCCCAATAAAAAGCCATCTTGTAGTTCAGTAGCACAGACCTTTTTCTGTTGCTCTGCATAATCTTTTCTTGTCTTTTCAGCTAACCCCAAGAACTTTGATGACTTCTTATAGTATTCTACTGCAGTTGCCAGTGAGTTAGTTTTATTTAATTCTCTCATGTTAATAGTCCTTTCAATTTAATAATGTCTTCCTCTACTCTATATTTTATATCATCTTGTAATCTCATAGCAATAGTGCTTGCCCCCGTCCAAGACGCTATCTCTAGTTTGTACTCCAAGGTCTTGTGTACAGCGTCAGGGTCTAGTGCAACAATGATATGCACATAATCTTGTAGGTACTCCATATGTTTCACACCCAATGATGTGCCTAAGATAGCCATACCTGTGACATTTGGACACACACTACATATAGTGTTAGCACTGATAACGTCCTCAACTACAACCACAGATCCATTTGGTTTACCGGAGCAGGCTGTGTACACCTGGGATGTACCTGTGTACCTATACCATTTAGGTATTGCTCCATCTAAGGCTCTGCCTACTGCATCAATCAGCCTACCATCCTCTCGTATAGGGAAGACAGCACGTTTATCCTTCACGTCATACAATAGCTCTGCATTGTGTAAGTCCCAACGATCAATAAAATTCCATAATAGTTTGTGCTGACTAGTCGGATATATAACATATTCTGGTATTTCCATTAGAGAAATAGTAGGACACGGATCTGTATGACCGTACTCTGCAATCTTTTTTATAATCTCCTGGGCAGTCATTCCTTCATAGGAATTGCCATATATATTACACTGACCTTTAAAACAGTTATACTTAATTACACCTTCAACTTTGCTAACACTAAATGTATTTTCACCGTTGCAGTCAGGGCAGTCTCTTCTAAAGCTCTGCCCCTCCTCTATGTCTAAGCTTTTAATATAATCTATGATCTTACGTTTTAACATTTTCTCTCCTCATAAATGTATGCCTACTGGCGGATAATTGTTTGTTACCTTTAACTATGCGACCTGTCCCAATCTCGCGCAATAATGCGTCACGTACCATGTTAGCTCGTTTGAGGCCACATTGCTTGGCAATCTCAATAGCAGTAAGTGGTAGCTTAGAGCTATCTATAACAGCTAATACTTGTGCAGTACGTTCAGTCTGAACATTAGTTGCCCTAAACTTAGACGGAAACATATCTTTTTTTGCAGACGTGTTACGCCAGGATGCGGCATCTTTTTTAATTTTCTCACCTAATAGTTCTTCATAATAGGGTGGGGTATACTTACGCCATGTTTTAAATGCGTTACTGAAGTCTAGAAAATCAGTCATCAGATAAGCTCCCCACACGCTGTAACCTAGTAAGTCTATCTTTCTCTTCCATGTATAGCTTATGGACTTTGTCTTTAACTTCCTTACTTTCTTTGCTTGTAAGTATAGCCATGTATCTATGAATAGACCTTTGGCATTGTTCTATCTCTCCACATACAGACATTATACATCCTCCTCTATAACTACATTATCCTTATCTGTAACCCAGTATCTTTTATAGTTATTACGAGTGATGGGATGTTTTCTCCATGTATCTAGAATAACGTAACCCTCCGCCCTTAGTACAGATATAACTTTGGTTAGGGAAGCTATCCCATAATCTAGGATAGCCTCTCTGTTGCTTATGCTTCCTGCAATCTTTAGGTGATTGATAACCTGTTCAGTCTGTATCATTCTTAATACTCCTCTTTAATTGTGAAACTTACGTTAATCTTATTGTAAGGGTCTCGTGCTACGGCAAACTGCATTAATTCATATAATTCACCTAAGTCATAAGCATCTATATCGGATAGGTGTACTTTCTTAGTTATTACTGGACATTTTAGCTTTTTATGTTTTCCAGTCTTAGAATTATATTCAGTGATCTTAGTGGTTTCTGTCCACATTTTTACATTGTCATAGCTTATACTCATGTTGTCTCTCCTTCTGTTGTTTTAAATTTAAGTGTTAATATTTCCTCTGCCTCATACGCCTCAACTTCCCAGGGTGACGTGTTCCCATAGCTATCTGCATCAAGGATCTTACCCTTCCAACACCCTTCAGTATCTGTAAGTTCGTTTCTGGCATACTGTTTGACGTGAACCATTTCGTGGCACACTGTAGTTATTATTTCTTGCTCTGTCATTCTCTTTTCTATTTCTAATTCAAACATTCTGTTGTTGTCTGTCATTAGACAAAAGCCTTTAGCATTAGGCTCAAGTTTTGTTAACAGTATTTCTATATCTAAGGTACGCATACGCGGCATAAGTTCTTCAATACAAAAGTGTACTACTCTGCTAACTAAGTCTCGTTGCTTTGCAGTACCTCCGGCAGGTTCTACATAGTTACTCATCATTACACTCCCATTCTATTTTTTAGTTCTTTGTGCCACCTAGTAAACTCATCAGGAATACCAGGCTTATACCTACGCTCTGAATACTCCGAATTCATAAACGCATTAAGTTGTCTTTGGCCTGGCCTGCTCTCTAAAACTGCTACTGTGTAGTGATTATACAGCGTCTTATATAAATCATGCCTAACTCCCCATTCATCTCGCGCCCAAACATAATTCCAACACACCTTTTCTATCTCTTCGTTTGTATAACTATTCATTATCTTCCTTCTCCTTTATTTTACGTGATGCGGCTACGTCTTTATAACAAACGTAAAACCCAACAATAAACAGGACAATAAAAAAATATCCTGGTAGGTACATTGCTTCACTCATTTGTATCTCTCTCCTTTTTAGCTTGCTCTATATCTCTTTGCTCTATTATTAATAAACGTTCTTTTAAAAATTGTATTTCAGCATGATGGGCTGCAACCATGTTCTCTAATTCTGTAGGCATTTCATTTTTCTCCTCTCTATAAAGTTACGTTACTACTTTTA